CGGTGTTTGCGCCGTCATAGATAGTGACTACGGTTCCAGCCGTTAGACCGATTGGATCAACCATTGTGAAAGATGTTCCACCGGCGGTAGCTGAAGCGATCAAACCATTACAAAAGCCAGCGGTGTAGTTATATGAGGCGTAAATACGGGAACGGGTAGATGGTGGGAAGCCGAATGATAGTGGGCCTTGTGATGAGTAGGAAAGCCCGACCTGACTCATTGGGTAGATAACTTGGGACTTCTCAAACCAGCATGATTGAAGTGCACCATCGGAAACGGCAGTCATGTTGGTAGGGGTCACGCCATAAGAAAGGCTATTGAGGGATACGATGTTGTTGTAGTCTGGCGAGAGAATGAGAAATCCCTCTTGGCTGATACGGGCGCGAGATTGCTCCTGAAAGTTTTGAGCAATAAGAGGCTGGTTTACATAAATATCAATCCATGATGAGGCGCGTTGAATAACTGAAGTCAACTCTGCATCTTGTTGAGCAGAAGTACCGCCGACCACGAGGTTGTTATAGTCAATCGCCGTTGGAGCGTTTTTATACTCGGCAATCGTTAGATAAGAACCTGACTGAAACTGCGTGATTGGCGATACTGCTGAAACCATTGTTAATCTCCGTCTTTATTAAAGGATTCAGGGTATTCACTTCCGCAACGAGAGCATTTGCGAAACCATGAGCCGAACCCGCAGTTAAGGCAAGTGTACCCTCTGTCATTATCGCCTTGCGTGTGTAATGCGAGGTTTGCCTCTGTAAAACCTTCTGCCTTTAATGCCTTGATGTCTTTGGGATTTTCTGCGCTATACAAGCCGGACTTATCAGCGCGTAAAACTCTTGAACCTGATTGCCTTTTAATCTCGACTTCTTTAGCGAAGCCATCTCTGGGAACTAAGCGTGACACGATTTGCCTTTCTTATAGAACAGGGAGAGAGCCGATTAAGACCCTCTCCCCATTATTTACTAATTACTATGCAGAAACGATTCCTGAAACTACGCCATTCCAAGCAGGAGCAGCGCAGAAGAATGTTCCACGGAAGTAAGTTGAGAACTCATAGGCGAACTGGGTTACAGGCCATTGAATACCCATGTAATCCTGTACCAAGTAGTTAGCCCAGACATCAGAAACCTCTGTGTCAGGAATTGGCAAGGTGTAAGAAAGAACTGGAGCGACACCCTGTGGAAGCCAAGGGTGAACAGTCAAAGGTACTGACTTTCCTGTTGTTTCGTTCACAATTCCATTAACTACTGAACCGTAAGTAACGCCTGATGTTTCATCTTGGTTGATCTGTAGGCGGTAGTTAGCGTTTGCAGAACCCTTGATCGCATCTGAGAGTTGCTTGCGGTCTGAACCGTTAAGTAGAACCTCATCTGGATCAGCCTTCACATTGTTGTAAAGGTTAGCGAATACAGTCTGGAACTCTGTGCCCGGATTTGTATTGCTGAAGGTTGCGTTGATGTTGTTGTTGTATCCGGTGTTAGCACCAAGAACAGTTGTCAGGATTCCATCGTAACCTGTTGCATAAGCAGAAGTATCTGCGGCTGCGCGAGTAGCGACTGCACCAGTTGTGTTGAGTGGTGCTTGGTTTCCAAGTGTTGAGGTTGCTGCTCCACCGAGGTTGAAAGTCAACGAAGTTGTGCGACCTTGGAACTTAGCATTGGCAGCACCGGTTGTTGTACCGACATAGATGTTGTAAGCAAGCGCACCCTGAATAGCGGTAGGGATTGTTACTGTGAGCATCTGACCTGAAGTGGTCGTTGCTGATCCAACTGATGAAACGATGGACTCACCAAAACCAGTTGATGAGATACCAGCATCAGCGGTGTAGTAGACATAGTAGGTTGTTGCGGCGATTGCTGTAACTGAACCTGCGGCAGTAGCACCTGCGACTGTTGGAGCGGTTGGTGCTGCGCCAGCGTTAAGTGAACCAGCGTAACCTGTAGCAGTTCCACGAGCCATAAGCATCATGCGCTCTTCCATCAACATTGTTGCGTAGAGAGTAGATGTGCTTGAGAGCTGACGGAGGTCTTGGTATCCCAAGCCTGAGAAGTTAGCATCGAACGATACTGAATCTGAGAGGCTGTAAGAGTTGTAAGGCAAGATGATGTCATCTGAGGTGTAGCTGATCTTAGAACCGCGCTCGAAGTTGATTGAACCGAAAGCGGTGGTTGTTGATTCTGTGATACCCGGCCAGATTTGTCCTTGTCCACCCGTGCCTGTACCTGTGTAACCGGTGATGCGCTTGATACGGTGTGATGTACCAACGCCCTTCTTGCGAGGGATACGGTTACGAAGTGGTGTTGGGCGTGGTGTCAAGAGCTTTGCAGGTGCTTCGAGATCGAAGGCTGCGAAAGATGTTGAGAGTGGGCTAGTAAGTGTGATGTCCTTTTGCATATCCTGTAATGCCAAACGCTGTGAGGCGATTGCATTGTTCAGACCTGCGAGAGCATCAGGAGCGAGTGACTTGTTGGCTGCGAGAGCCTCAAGTGCGCCTGTTGGATCAACGGCTGGAGATAATCCGTTTGAGTTTGGAAGTGAGAAGGACTTATTCAGTTCAGACTGAAATTCATCCATACGCTTAGCGGCCTTCTTTGGGGATTCAACATCACCAAAGAGGTCGGCAGCTTTAGGTGCTTGAAGTGCCAATTTATTTCCTTTCGGGGTTATTCCTCGGTTGAGGTTCCAGCCTTAGAGAGATATTCCTTCTCTAGTGCCTTGTAGCCTTTTGCGAGGATAGGGTCTGAGGTCGCTGATGCCTTAATGCGGTATTCAGCGGCTTTGATGAGGAGTTCGTTTGTGTCAGTTACAGCAACGCGACCAGTGCGCTTTGGGCCACCTGCGGCTGCTGCTGACTTAGCAATGACGAGTTCCGACTCAAGAGCCACCACCTTCTCTTCAGCCGCCTTTGTTGCGTTCTGAAGTTCGGTGATCTCAGCCTTGACACTATCGGTAGCACTCTTTACTGCTTTCTCGATGATAGCCGTTACTGACTTCTCATCAAGAATCTCTGGGGTTTCTGTCGCCTTCTCTTCAACGAGTTCTTCGGCGGCTTCGATTTTTGCTTCATCGACTGGAGCATCGGTTTCACTTTCGGCAGACTTAACACTTCCACCGAGAGAGTCTGGGGTGAGGATTGTCGCTGTTGAAACATTAGCGACTTCGTTTGTTGGGGTTGCGCCGGTGACGACTACTTGAGTCTTGCCATGAGCGTTATCAACTTGATGGCATCCGCACTCTAGGCACTTAGAAATGTCGGCAGTCTTAGCAGACATCTTTGTGCATCCCTTACAAATCTTGTCATCGCATCCACCGTCAGCCTGACAAGCGGCGCAACCATCGCAGTCGCAATCCTTAGAAGTGGCATCGGCTGAGAGGTTGAGAAGTGAGCCGTCTGTTGAAAGTGCTGCTTCATTGTCCTCATCTAACTCTCCATCGCGGAAATTAAAGAGGTGCTTGAGAGCAGAGAGCAGGGTGTCAATGTCATCGCGCTCGTCTGAGTCGGTGTCAGCGATCTCGCTGGCTTCAGAGATGATGAGTTGGGCGATTCCCTTGCGAGCCGCATCATAAGAGGCTTGATCGAATTTAACGGAATCTGCGTGGAGTTCCTTAATGACTTCAGCGAGCATAGATTTATCCTTTTCGGTGTATTCCTCGACTTTGACAAGTGAGGTTTCGCCCTCTACTGACTTAGCGAGCATGAGTTTGGCATTTGGGTTTGCAGGGCGATCTACGAGGCTGACCTCTACGATCTGACCGTCAATAATTCTGCCGTTGGCGGCTTTCTGATCGCGTACAACGCGTGGTGACTTGATTCCGATTGAGAAGCCCTTGAGGACTCCTGACTCAACTTTCTTAACGCTGACTGGATCGACAACGAGAACCGAGATGTAATGTCCATCGCTCTTTGCTTCGTATTCCTTAGCTACACCAGCAGCGATTGATGAGTGCTGTTCGCGGATGTTTCCACCGGATTTAAACCACTCAGGCATCGCACTTGAAAGCCAAGTGTCATCGCAGATTTGCTGGTCGATGTCTAATGAGTCATCGGTTGCCTTGCCATAGACGAGAAGTGAGCCGTCTGCTTGCTTTTCTTGCTTAACAATCGCGGCGTAAGAATTAGCGAAGTCCATTGTTCTCCTTTAGGCTGAATAGATGACTGAAACTGCGCCGGCTGAAGTACCTGCGGCTGAAACGGCATAAAGGGAATCGTTGCCATGCATCCATATTTGAACAGTTGCATTAGCGGCAACATTTTGACCACCATTTACACCGACTGTATTTGTTACCGCATTATCGCCAAGAAAAACTGCGGCTGAATCTCGATTATTAACTTGAACGGCTACATAACCTGCACCGTTTGGAATCGTGACTAGCAAAGTTGGAGTTGTGCCGACGGTGATATTTGTGTGATTAAGAGCCATTGTTTTCCTTCTCTCGGATTATTGTTAAATTGTAATGGTTATTTTAATTGTCTGCGTTAAGTGCTGCATCTAAAGCCGCTGAGTAATCATAAGTTGTGTAATCAATAACGGCTGGAGTTGTAGAACATCGGCAATTTGGGTGAACAGGTAACTCGTCAGGGGCTACGCCATTGGAAAAGGTTTCATCGATGCCGATAACTTCCCCGTCAATGTCGCACTCTTCGCAAGGATCAACGGCTACCCACTCGATTTGCTCAACTCCTAGTGCTTGATAAGAGTCCATGTTTGCGGCGTTTGCGGCGCGTGAACCCTCAGTAAGCGCGATCATTAAAGAACGCTCAGGAGTAGAAAGTGAGTCTTGGATCATTGAAGCCATGTGAGTTGGGCTAGCACCTATGGCGAATCCGTCAGCCAACTTGCTTCCGAGTAGGTCATAACTCGTTGTCTTCATGTCTAGGGATTTAATCTTTATCCCGTTGAGTAACTTCTCTAACCCGCCAGGCGGTTTGAGTAACGCTTCAGCCGCAGGGTTGCCGGGTTTCCATGTGTCCCAGTTAAACGCGCCTTGTAATGCTTGAAGGGCAAACTCGCTAGGGTTCCAGTTATGCGGTGGGGCTTTAACCGCTTTGGTTTTGCGTAACTTACCTAC